TCGAATAAAAGACACACATCAATAAGCATGGTCTTATCGTCCACGGTGTACATGGAGTCATTAACCTTGTTCATCTCCTCGTTGTTACCCAATCGGTGGTCCTTCCGTCATGCCTGGAAGGGCTGGCTCTGGCGCCATCCCCTCTGGGCCTCCTCCTTGTGCGGCAGCAATCTGTGCCGCTTGTTGTGCTTGTTCCATCATCATTTGTTGGGCCTGTGCCTGCGCACGGGCCTCCCTCCGCATTGCCACCTCTTCCTGTGTGCGGAATATCTCCGCTGGCACATCGGCGGTCCTTGCATCGTAGGCCGTTATAGCGTCGTAGTCTATATCATCCAGCCAAGCGGGGTCTTGGGTGGCCTGGAATAACATGAGCCGTCTCTCCAGGAAAGCCTGAACCTTGCTCCCGCCGCTCGCTTTCTGCGCAGTGAAGACAGGACTCTGGTAGTGGATGTTCACATCCACGCCCCCCTCCACAATCTCTTGCAGTTCCGGTAGGGCGCCATTCCTGCTCATTAACTCCACCACGGCGTCAATAAGAGGGGTGAGGAACTCATGGCTCATCACTTCCGCTGGGCTTGCCATTTTCTGGAGCATCCTGCTCTGGCGGAGCCTGCTCTCCTCAGCACTACGGGGCTGGGTCTCAGGCTCGTCAAACACCTCGCTCATGAAGGCTCGACCAATCTGGTCACGGTCTAGCCTCGCAATGCCGTCAGCCACCTCGTACTTGGAATCACTCTTCAGGTAGGTGGGGTTCATTTTTATGGGGGGACGGGTCACCATGATCCCGTTGGGCGAGAAGTCGAGGGTGACCATCGTGTCATGCTCCACCATCAATGGGGGATTTAGATCTTTACCAGCAGCAATGAGGATCTGCCTACGCAACTCATTCACGCCCTTTGTGTCTGGCCGGGCCAAGTGCCCTCTTCCTCGCCCATAGGTCTCGCCGTCAACCACCATCCAGCGGCTGATTATGTAGGGGCAGAACTCAAATCCACCCTCTCGAATGATCTCCGGTCTGGCCCCCAGGGACAGGAACTGGCTCACCCAAGGCTTCTCCATGGCCGACGAAATGCCGCCAGGAATCTTGTCCTCGTTCTCGTAACAGAAGTGGAAATACTCCACCGTGCCCATTCGATCTCTCTCAAGCATCTCCAGGCAGGCAGCGCCCGGCTTGCCATCAAAGAACTTGAAAGCGTCAAGGGCTGGTAGTTCAAACACCCTCGCCATGATAGTCGGGGCCTGCTCCGCTCCCGTAGACCACCACATTCTGCTCACCGGGACAGCCTCGAAACTGAGGCCACCAAAGGTGGAGCCAGAGCGGTTCAGTTGGGGGGGACGCTCGTTCACGAACATGGTCCCATTACCAAGCACGGCAAAGTCCCGCAGGAAGGCCGTGGCCTGCATATAGAAGTTGGAGCCCGAGAGGGCCTCCAGGATCTTGGTGGAGGTGAGGTCCAGAACCTCTTGCACCTTCAGGTCGTCAGTGAATGGGGCCGATGCCTCCAGTTTGAGCCAGTCCAGGTTGCCGGGGATCACTGCGCCCTTGATAAAGTTGACGAAGGTGTCAGCAGCCTGCATGGCCGTGCTGTCAAATACCGGGGAAACCCTCCGGCTACCAGTGCTCTTGGTGGTGGTGATATCCCCACGGAAAGGCATCATGAGGTCGCTAATCTCTTGCCAAGTCTGCTCGTCGTTGTACCTCAAGCCCTTCATGTACTCCAGGCGGTCAATCAGTTCATCAAGATCCTTAGACACTGGGCCTCCTCTTATCCACCGAAGAAGTCATGCTCCGGCATTCGCGGGGCTATCATTTCTTTTGTTTCATTGGAGGGCCTAGCCTCCCTCAACATCATGATCGCCTTGTGCATGGCGTCTATGAGGTGGTCGTCCTGTTTTGTCGCAATCCTGCCAGCGTTGTGCTTGTAGCGGCGCTTTTCCCGGAACCACTTATGACACGATGACTTGAACACACGGAACCTGCCCGTCTGCATTCGGTCCACCATCTCCTCAACCGCACTCATGATGGCGAAAGTCTTCTTACCCTCTAGCGTAACAAAATGAGCGGGACCGGGCAACATTGCAAGCCCGTACCCCTTATACTTCTTCGCTATGGTGGAGCCGTCGGTGAATGTGCGGGCACCGTCGTGGGGCCAAGCCACCGGGCAAGTGCCACCCCCCATGAGGCGCACCCGGTCAGCATAGACCACGCTCTCCCTGCCCTCGTCCTTGTACTCACTCACTAAATAGAGCACATCGTCGTCAGGGTTGTAGACCATCTTCACCGCAGCAAACACGCCCGTGCCGTGGGGGAAGTCCAGGCCAATGATCTCTTTCCAGTGCTCCGGAATAAGAAAGTCCTCTATCTCCAATATGTGGTCAGGGGTGGTGTAGACAAGCCCCTCCCCTCTTACTGGACGGCCATGGAGACGGGCCTCAGCCAGTGGGTGGTTCTCATACTTGCCAATCAGACGGGTGCGGTCGTCGTCCGTCATGTGGTCGGTGTCCATGATGTCGTAGTTAATCATGACCCGCACGCCACTCTTATCCTCCTCAAAGAGCAGATAGAGGGCAGTCTCGCCCTGGAGCGGAGTCAGGGCCATGTCCATGTAGCCGTTGGTTGCATTGAGCCTCGCACTGAACTCGTCGTAAATGTCGAACTTCGGTTCCTCGTCACACCCTATCCAGTGGAGCGTGTAGCCCTGAAGGCGCTGCCAGCCACTCGAATAAGAGAACACAAAGCACTTACTCCACCCGTCAAAGGCCCCGTTCTTATCGTGGTGCTTGACCTGGAAGAAGTCGATCTGGTTGGGAATGCCGCCAGTGAGCCTTGTTATCTTCGCCTCGTCCACGCACTCACTCGGAATGTAGCCCGTGCCACGCTCACCTAAAGTGCCCAGCAAGCGGTCACATAAGAGGTCTCGGGTGGACTGGGCAGTCTCACCACCAATGGCTGAGTTGATCGGGCCGTCAAACCTTGGACCCGTGTATTCCTTGGGGTAGATCCCCGTGAGGTGGTAGGCAGCCTTCAGGCAGAGGGCCGTGCTCTTACCAGCCTGATTGAGGCCGCTGAACATGGTCTCGTGGGTGGCTGAGTTCAGAAAGTCCCACTGGCGAGGATTGGGCTTCAACTGAGCAAGGGGGTTGCCGTCGAGCCTTCTTACCAGTTCCTCTTCCAGGGCCAGTTCACCCATGAGGCGGTCACGCTCGTCGTCGCTAATGGCCAACTGCGCTCCCCCCTTCACTGAGTTCGATCTCCTCAGCACGCTGCTGGAGGGCCAGTCGCTTGGCCCGCCTCGCCTCCAGTTGCAAGAGCAGTTGCTCGTCAGTCATATCAGAATGCTCCACCTTCGTCGTCTGCTCCACCTTCGTGGCGCTCTCCTTCGGAAGGATGTCCTTAACCACATACCTCATGAAGAAGCCTAGCATTTGCTGGCCCTCGGGAGTGGCGGGGTCGGCGTCCTCAGCCATCTGGGCAATCTTGCCCACCTTGGCCAACCTGTTCATGAACTCACCCTTGATCTGGAGCCCAGTCTTCAGCCCCCCCTTGATCTCCTCCTGGCCCTTGTCCGGCGCAGCAGCCAGCCAACGCTGGAACTCCGAGTCCGTGGTGGCCCTCGATATAGCCACCTCATACGGAATGCCAGCACTCTCCGCCGCGTCCTTAAAGGTCATTCCCTTCGCTATGTTCTTCTCCATTCGGTCCTTGAGAAGTTCACGCACAAGATATTGGCCCACCTTGTCAGAGCGGCCAGCGGTTATAGTAGGGATGTTGGGTACGGACTCAGGGTCTTTCTTTTTCATATTGACACCATAAGAGGCCCGGAGTAGGCTGTCCAGCGTTCAGCCAGCGGACTCCTGAATGTCGAGTCCAATGGCTGGTCGTCAAGTTTGGGGTCTTCGACGACGAGAGCGACTACTCACCAACTCAGTGGGCTGGCTTTTCTTCTTCTCCCCCCTACCAGTGCGATTGGAACTAGACCCAGCGGGCTTACTAGGTCAGGTTCCTACCACGCGCACAACCTCCTTCAAATCGAAGGGGGGGTAGGGGGGGTTTTGATTAGTGCTCCTATCTACCAATCTAGTGGGCTGAACTGATGGCCCATCTAGACCAAAGGGGAAGAAATCCCAAGAAAAAAACCTCCCCCCTCCTATTTAGGCGTTCAGTACGATCCCTCCCTGCTCACTCTAGAGGAAGTTTCCTTTTTACTGGGCAAGGTCCACCAGAGAAGCGTTTGCAAGGAAGACTTCGCTCGTGCCTCCAAAGCCTGCATAAGAACTGCCGAGAAAGTTAGACGAGGGATACTGGAGCACCTGCACGAGATACCTTATGTACCAGCCCGGGATAAGTACCTGACGCAAACTTCTCCGAACCTCAAGGTCGAGGGGGGCAACAACGCGGCAAGCGGGGCAATCGCCCACAGCCCTCCTCGGCCACTACCACCCCCTCAGAGCACTACCCAGTAACACACGCCCAGATTTCGGCAAAGGGGATATAATACCTGCCGTCGAAACGGCCCCGCCGGGGGCCCGCCCCCCCCTCCGCCCGGGTCGAGGTCGGTCTTATCCGAGCCCCCAGGATCCGGCCCCCGCCCCCTCCGATCCACCCGCACGCACGCCCGCCCGCACGACACGCACGGGGGGGGAACGAGGTCGCTCTTATCCAGCCCTCCTCCGACCACTGATCCACCGACCCAGCACCACCCGACCAGCCCGACCTGACCACCGACCAGCACGCCCCGACCTCTTATCCGGCGCACCGACCAGCGACCCACGAGCGGGAGACAGTGGAGGCCCGGACGACACAACCCTGTCCTTGCCTGCTGACCTGCCAGCCTGCTCCCGAAGCCCTGGTCCCGTCCCGACCCGGCGAGCACCGTACTACTGGAAGCCCGCCTCCCTGAAGATTCTCCACTATTTATTATCACAGTACCACCGCTCTCCTGCCCCTCTGTAGGTGTTTGGTAAAGAAGGCAGTAAGAACTTTGCCCACATAGGTTGACGGGACGAATCAATGCCTTTCTACTAGAGGTATGTTGAGAGTGGCACTTCCGCCGCCCTCCGAACCGAAGGAGACGCACCATGACCGAGAACGAGAAGCGAGAGAAACTAAGGGCGGTGGATGCCGAAGCAGTGCTGGCTCAGATCGTCACAGACCTTAGGCCAGTCGGAGGGCCGGGAGGCTGGTTCGGAAACGCTCGTGTTCAGCGAGAGACCCTTGTCGCACTGCTGGAGACCGTGCGTGACCAGGCCGCAACTATCGCCCGGCTGGAGGGCGAGTTGACCAGCGAAGGGGGGCGCTCATGAGCAAGATGTTGTACGGAAGCACTGGCGGAAAGATCAGTATCACCTTTCGGCACTCAGGGCCTGGAGTGCGGGTGGCGATGTGGACGACAGAGACCGTGGGCGCTGACCTCGAAGACCCGGTCATGAACCTGGACCGTGAGCAGACGCTGGAACTGATCGCCCTGCTGGAGGAGTCGCTGGGGAACAGTGACGACGAGAGGACGAAACTGGAGAAGGCGCTGCCACTGCGCCTGCGAAGCCAGTTGACCAAAGTGGAGCGCCTGCTCGCCAACGCCAATAAGAGGACGAAGAATACCCCCACTCAGAGGGCCGCCTTCTGGAACGCCCAGGAGCACCTCTCCAACCTGTCCGGTTTGTTCGACGACGAACTGACCGAGGAGCAGCGCACCAGGATTCACGAGGCCTGTCTCGCTGACTTCCCTGGATACGAGCCGTACTGCCAGTCGCACTTCTGCTAGCCGAAACGATAAGAGGAGGGGGGCGTCACGGTGGCGCCCCCACGAGACCCGAGACGAAGGAGAAGACCATGACCAACCCAACCGCAGCCGCCCTGAGCGGCAAATACAGACTGTTCGAGGACGAGAGCCACACAGAGGTCCAGAGGCTCTGGGTCGCTGACTTCAATGCCACCGTCCAGGAGGGCGACGAGGTGCGCACGAGGACGCCACTGGGACAGCCCTGCGCCCTGCTCATCGCACTGGACTTCCCGAAGGGAGCAACCCTCACCGCTGAAGACATACAGGAGGGTATCGCCTCGATCCGCTTCCCGATGGAGTGGAACCTGGAGGACGCCAGGAAGTGGGTGGAGCAGTTCACGCCCCTTGCCTTCGACGACTACGCAACCTGCCGCCCGATTGAGTTCCTGACCGAGCCATTGACTGAGGATGACCTTGAGAGGATCCACTTGGCTCTCAGTGATGCTATACAGGTCGCCCGGAACGAGGGTTCGGGGCCGGGCAAGACCCGTGAAATCGCCCTGAAGGAGATACGCAGGAAGGTGCTGGGGCAGATCGCCGCCCTTGAGAACGCCAAGCGGTAGCCGAAACGGCCCCACTGGAGGGTCGTCGTCCACGGGTGTTTCCGTGGGCCTGACGAGGCAGACAACCTTGAAGAAGAAGGAGGCCAACCATGGCCAACCAACTGAACCGTTTGGACTTCGCACTGGCAGTCCTGACCAACGATGTGGTTATTGACAATGTGGGGGTAAGTGCCGTTGCGATGGTGACCGGGTGGGACGAGGGGCGCCTCTGCCGCCTCATCGCCCAGACCGCCGCCGAGGTGAAGGCCAGGGGATTCACGACCACTGACGAGGACGGCGACGAGATGCCCCGTGAGGACTGGATCCTGCACACCCGCAAGCACGACCCTTATTGCCAGCACCCCGACGACTACATCAACATCGGCGGAGGTCGCACCATGAACTGCCTCGTTCCGCTCGACTGGCAGAGCCACACAGGGGTCCACTGGCACCTCGGTGCGGTGGCCTACTGGGCCAACCTCGCAGACTCCTACAGCGAAGGGGGGCGCTCATGAGCAGCCCGATGACAACCTTGCAGAGACTTCTGCACCTCACCACCCTTCACGAGGAGACCATGCGCCAGGAGCAGAGTATCCTGGACGCCCTCGCCGCCGCCACCAGACCGTGCAGTTCGGAGGGCCAGTTCGAGGCTCGTGACGCCACCTTCCTGACGCTCCAGAACGCCCTGCTCGATACCATTCATCCTGTGCCTGCCAGTGACCTGCCTCCGGGTCGCAGGGCCTACCTCCAGGCCCTGGCCACCTTCAACGCCGACTAC